CCATAATTTATTCTCCTTAAAAATTATATCTATCGTCTTGGCTTGTCTGCTAGGGCAGTCGATAGACAATTAAAATCCCTAGTTATTCTTCTACTTGTTGTTCTTGTTTAGAATCTTCTAGTATTGCTTTAGACATAACATCTAATAACTTCATACTTCTTTGTCTATCATCTAAGTTTTCCATATTCATAACTTTTTCTAAAGCTTGCATTCTTATTTTTTCTAAATCAATTTGATTTTTTTGGTCTGCTAATTGTGATTTTGTTAATAAGTCTAATGCTTTCATAGTTTCTTTACTTGCTCTATCAAGGTCACTTTTTTCTTTTCTTAATGTAGCTGTTTGACCTGCAACTCCTGCATCCTTCATTAACTTAGCTTCTTCTAGTTGTAGCTTCTGAGCATCTAATGTAGATTCAACATTTAGTTTAGCTTCTTCCATTTTTAATTCTTTTTCTTTTAATCCTACTTCAGCTTGTTTTAATGCAACTAATTGTTGTTCAGGTGATTGAGCTTGACCCATAGCTTGATTAGCATTTAATACTTGTTTAGCAGCTTCTGCCATAGCCATCTCTGCTATATTAGGTTGTTGTACTTGTTCTGGTGGTAACTGTTGTAATCCCATTTTAGTAATACCATTAACTTGTTCTTGATATTTCATAACAGAATGTTCTTGTATATTAGATTCAAGTATTGGTCTTACTCTAGCCATTATAGGATTAGCACCATTTTGTGGGTCTTGTAAATAAGACATTTTTGTTTGTATGTGAGCATCATGGTTCTGACCTTCAAATGCTTTTATTGGAATACCTTTTGTTGCTGCCATAATATCTGATACTGGGTCCATCTGTTGTGGTTCTTGTTTGGGTGGAAGTATCTCTTCTATATTAGGTAAGTTAGCAGCAGTTAATATTGTTCTATTTAATGCTTCTATATTAAACATACCAGGAGGTGATTGCTGTGCCATTTGGAGAGCCATTTGGCTAATCATCATTCTGTGTGCATTAGAAGGAATGTTAGGGTCGCTGACAGGGATAACATCAACCCTTCCATCAAAGTCCTGTTTAAATACACTTTGTTCAGCATAAGGAACTTCATATGGATACTCCATAGGTAAATACTCATAATCTATACGTGCAAGAATTTTAAACTCTTCCCTTTGGGATTTGTGTAATCTCTTGTGTATAGCTGAAAAGAATTTACTTGAAGCTTCCAATAAAGCCATAGTAGTACCAACAGGTCCATAAGATGATGCATCAGAAACAATTTGTTCTGTGCTATCAGCAAACTTCTGACCTGTTGCTGTGATGAAACTTAACATCTGAAATAAAGTAGAGGAAGGCTCTTTATAGGGGAGAGGGATAATTGCCTTGCTTAAATCTACTCCAGTTGCTTCTATCTCTTTAAATTCACCAGGACTTATTGGTTCATTATCGCCAACAAGTCGTACACCTTTTGCTTTGAATCCTCCTGGTAAGTTTGCAAATTGACCTGCGTCTACTAGACTTCTCATAGCTGCTGTTGCAGTCATAGTAAGATTGCCTAAGAAGTGCATCAAGCCAAACCCATAAAATCCAAATCCAGGAACAAATCTGTAGTGGACAAAATGGGAAATCTTTTGTTGTTGTTTATCATCTTTCTTATAGTTTCTTCTAATACTTAAAACTATTCTAGATTGCTCTTCCACAGTAACAATGTAAGGAAGAGCATAGTCTTCTTCTATCTCAAGATAACAATGTTGTTCTAATAATGTATATTGTGGGTCACTACTTTCTGTAGGAGATAATCCTAATATTGTATCCATCTTTTCTGAGAAAGATGTAGGATTAGGATTAGTAGCTTCAGGTAACTCTACATCATCATAGATACCTGAACGCATATCTCTAGCTAAGTCTACAGGACTTCTATAAATAACATGTGTGTATCTATCTGCTTTACGTAAGTTAGAAGCATAGTATGAAACATAAAATTGGTCTATAGGAACAAATTCAGATACTGGTCTTTTTAAGTTAGCATCATAATAAACTTTTTTAAATGCTGAACCTATAAGTGGTAGATGGAATAACATTCTTTCAAACTCATCAAAGTATTCAGGCATCTGCTCTGTTACTTGATAGTTCATAAAGTTTTTAACTCTATTAGATTGTAGTTCTCTTTCAGGAGTTGACTTACCTAATATCTGTGTCTTAACAGGACCACTACTTGGAAACATTTCCTGTATAGCTTTTGATTGAAACTTAACTGCTGATTCTATTAACATAGGATGGACAGCAGTACATGCACCTTCAAAAGGTTCGCTTGCATCTTCTATCTTTAATCCTAATAAATCAAATCCTCTTTCAAACATTGATTCCCATTCAGCTCTGGAATCTTTGTCTGCTGTATAATTGTTTATTGTATCTTCTGCAATTTGTGTTAACGACTCATCATCTAAGGTATCAGCAATGTTACCATACCATTGTTCTGTTTCACTTTCAGGATTCATCTCTATAGAGGTCTGAGTAAAGTCTACAGTAACTCCCCCATCTTCGTCTGGTTCTATACTTGGTGAGTCTGTTATTTTTTCTAGTTGTTCTGGAAGTTCTATTACATTTGATATTGTTTCTTCTATCTTATCAAATGGATTTCTTTCTGTTGCCATTAATTATCCCCTGTTAATTCTTTTATTATAACACTAAGTTCTCCAGTATGCAACTCTTTTTTTTCTAGGCTCATCTTCCCACTCTGGGTCTTCAGGATGTTCAAGATGCCATGACTCTTTCATATAATGTATTGCCATTGTCATTGCATCAACTTGGTCATCATGAGCTGCATTTGGAAAACGTAACATTTCTTCTAGTAAATCTTCTGACCATTTTTTATTATTTGGTATCCATACTTGACCTGATTCAATTAAAGGTGAAGCTGCATATACTCTAGCTATTTTATCTCTATCTGGTAAATATTCCATAACAGGTAAACCTGCTCTACGCATATCTTGTATTAATGATTGACCAGATGCTTTCTTTTCTATCATACAAACATCAGGTTTATATTCATCATACAGTTGTTGTGATATACGTCTTAGTTCTGGATATTCAAATCTACCTTTTATGTTTCCTAATAATATTAAATTGTTTTTCCAAGATTCAATTCCCTTTTCATCTGTATCCATATAAGAAAAGATACCCCATGTTTGTATAACACTAAAGTCTGCTGTTGTTCTAGTAGAAAATGCAGTATCATATGTTTGTATTATAAAATCACAAGGTGGTGGTTCATCTTGATCCCACCATTGTATCCATTTCTTTTTTATTATTCCTCCTTCATCAGGAGTTGGGTCTTGCATATATAATGCGTTCCAATATCGTGCACCATTTGAAGCTTTAATCTCTGCTTCATCTACTTGTAGTATTTCATCAGGCTTCCATTCTGGAAAGTAACTTGTGCCTACTGGTAAATCTAGTAACTCAGCAGACTCCTCGTCTAACCAAGCAGGTATTCTTACAACTTCCCAAGGTGCAATGCTGTGTTCATCTTGTTGTTTCAATAACCATCCACACAAATCATCATAATGATACCTTGTATTAATTATTAATATAGAACCATTAGGCATTATACGAGTTCTTAGACCTGCAGGGTACCATTCTTTAACATATCTACGACCTGCTTCAGAATAAGAGTCCTCTTCAGACATCACATCATCTAATATAGCTATGTGAGCTCCTCTTCCTGCTATTTGTGACCTAACACCTGCAGCATAATACATGCCACCTAGGTTTGTCTTCCATTTACCTGCAGCTCTAACGTCACTTCTTAGGGAAACACCTTTGAATATGTTTGTAAATCGTTCATCATTAACAATATCTCTAACACTTCTACCAAAATCACTAGATAATTGGTCACTATGGGAAACAGTAAGGACTTCATGTTCTGGATTACGACCTATATACCAGGCAGGAAACAATTTAGAACAAATAACACTCTTAGAAGAACGTGGTGGTAAGAAAACCATTAGTCTTTTTATCTCACCTGTTTCTAATTGTTGTAGTTTTTCTGATATTACTTCTATATGTCTTCCCATCTTAAAGTCTGAGACAATAGATGGAGCCATTTGTCTAACAAAAGTAATAAAATCTGTTTTAGATTGTTGTTGAACCTTCGTGCTTAACAAACTATTTAAATCAATGAAGGGTTTAAGAGTCTCTATAGTTTCTATAGTATCCAATATACTAATATCCTATTGTATGTGTTTATATTTCTTATAAGAAAACAATAAAAGAAAAACAAAAGTACTAAATGTTTTCTATATCTTTATATATTATATATAATTATACACTACTCCCCCACTCGTGTCAACTATTATTTTATATTTAGATGAAAAGTCCTTAGATTTTGGTGCATATATGTCACTACTGTTATATATATATATGTGTGTGCAGTTTTTTTTGCGTACCTATGTCAATATATTGACTATGTCATTTTTTTGACAGCTTAAAAGATACCTTAAATAGTCATATTTTTGACAGTCAAACTTTTGACAGTCGCTAAACCTGTGGAGAGTTAGTAATATAATAATTAAATATATATATATTTATATATATATATTAAATTATATATATTACTTACCTTCGCTGATTTGATGATAACAAAATATTAATTCATCACACACGTTCAATAAAATATATTTAAGCAATCTTAAATTTTAACTTGAATCGTGTTAAGTGTTTGATTTTATTAATATAATAAATATTATATATATTTATATATATAATATTATATTATATAATACTCATCTTTTCGCAAGGTGAAACAATCCAAGTGTCAAAGTTTTGACGATACGAATGATGATATTCATTGTCAAAGTTTTGACATTGTGATTGTTAATTATTATTTATATATAATAAAAAATATATATATTTATATATATATTTTAATTATTATATATAATATTTTAAACCCAAACTTTTTTCAGGAGAAAAAAAATGACTAGAAATAAACTAATACAATTCGCTATAGCTTTAGAGGAATTAAGAATAAGAGATAAAGAAACACCAACTAATATTATTGATGAAAATATTTATATTGAAAATAATATAAATAATAGATTTGAATATGAAAAACAAAATCCTTATTTTGAAGACGAAGCAAATATTTAATTTATATTATATATAATAATAATATATATATATTTATATATATATATTATATTATATATTATTTTATCAACCCATTTTTACAGGAGTAAACAAATGGCAATAATAAATTTAAGAGCAATGGAAAATCAGTTTGAAAAAGATGCTGATTACATTGAAATACAAATGGATGATATGCAGTATTTGAGAATAAGAAAAGAATATAAAGTATTTACCATTAATGAAGGTAAAAAATCTGAAAAGATATTGAGGGAAGATACTTTAATAGTTGAACATTGGAAAAAAGATTCTGATTACCATGATTGCAATTCATGGCATCAAGAAGCTACTACAAAATACAACATCAAAAGACCAACAACCAACAGGAGGACTTAATGAAGAAAACAAGCAACTACCCTTTAGCAGGGTACTTAATTAGCTTTTATGGTTTAATGTTTATGATTGTTTGTTTACCTATTTATCATTTCGATAATATAATGAACCTATTCAGTCTTGAACATTTAATAAATGAACCCAGAGTTTTGGTGTGGTTCTTTTTAGAGTGGATTGGTTTATGTGTTATTGCTCTTGGTTTAGCAATAGCAGGACTGATTCCTTGGAAATAAATATTAACTATTGCACTATGCAACTCCCTAGTGTAGTGTAATAGCTAGTATTTAGATAATACTAGATGCAGACTTTTTATAACTTAATGGAGATTAAATATGAAAACATTAATTGAAAACGTAAAGTACAGAATCAGACCAAACAGAATGCTTACTAGAGGTAAGGTTCAACATTGGTATGGAATCAAAGGAAGAGGTAAAGATACTTTACTATCAATATACTTTGGAAGCTATGCTTTATATGTGTTTAAGCCTAGTACATTCTGGAGTTTAGACAGAGCCAAACTTAATACAAACAACCAATAAAGGGGATTAGTTATGAATACCAATGGTGCTATATTTTATGAAAACGATAGTATCGTTGGTATCATAACAGGTTTAATGAGTGGTTCAAGTAATACAAAAACAGGTGCTATGCTTCAAACATGGATATTAGTTAAGAATGTTAATCCTATTGAAGCTGTCAACACAGGAGCAGACAAGCTAGTATGTGGTGACTGTAAGCACAGAGGGACTATACAACCTGTTAATGATACCAAAGATAAAAAATCATATTCAGTAAAGAATGGATTGAAAACAATTAACAAAGGTAGAAAATGCTATGTTAAATTATTTCAAGCACCTTACTCAATATGGAAAGCATATAAGAATAATAAATATCCAAATATAAATATAAATAAATTATCACATATGTTAACATTTAAACAGGTAAGAGTGGGTAGCTATGGTGACCCTGCTATGATACCTAGTGAAGTATGGGATAAATTAATTAGCAGGTCGTTAGGAAATACAGGATATACGCATCAATGGAAGAGATGCGATACTAAAAATTCTACTTTCAATATGGCAAGTGTTGACACATTGGAAGAGAAAAGACAGGCAAACAAGCTAGGCTATAGAACCTTTAGAACCAGACTAGCAAGTGAGCCTATCGAACCAGACGAGGTAGTATGCTTGTCTGACAAAGTAGCAAGGGAAGGAAAGACTTTAGTCCCTTGTAGTTTATGTAAGATGTGTAGTGGTAACAACAGTCAAGTCAAGAAAAACATCACTATCATAATACATTAATTTTATAAACCTAAATGGAGAATACGCATGAAAAAAGATAAATTTATAAATAAAATAGTAAACAATAGAAATACTGTACTAAAGAAAACTACCTATCGTTCAGGACTAGAGAATTATCTAGCATTCTATGGCTATGGTTGGTACAAAATGGGTATAACTAACAATCCAGAGAGAAGAGAAAAGGAACTCAATATCTACCACTTCTCACAGGTAAAGATTATATCTACAATAAAGGTTGAAGGACAAGGAGTATTTACTGCAGAGAAGGAACTGATTAAGGTATTCAAGGATAGTGGAGCAAAAACTAAAGGAGAGTTTGTATACATACCATCAGTAGAACCAGAGGTAGTAGCTAAGAAGTATCAAGAGATAATGATTAACACAGTTAAGAAGTTAAGAAAGAATACCTTTAACAGTATGAGAAAGACTAACAATGTACTGAGAAAGAATGGCTACGATACAATCAAAGCAGATGTTAGTTTAACTATTAGTAAATAAGGTATTGATTAATTGTTAAATATAATATATAATTCATTTTAGAAAGGAAATATTATGAGTAAAGATTGTTCAATATGTGGAAGTAAGATACCACCACACACTACTCCAGAAGGGGTAGTGTATTGGGAAGGTGGACATAATGCAGAGCCATACACATCTGGTAGATGTTGTGACTTATGTCATGGAGAGTTTGTCTTACCTGCTAGACTTAAACAAATGAGAGAGGAGAGAGTATGAAATACAAAGAAGTAACAGAAACAGTAACAACATATCCAGACTTAGATGAGGAAGAGAAACAATCTCTTAGAGATAATCCTAAGAGTTGGAGAGTGTTTGTTACAAAAATAATTGTTGAAGAGTTTGTTGTTGATGCAGACACACAGGAAGATGCTGAATATGATGCTATGCAAAAAGCAGAAAACTTTTCAGACCCAGATGGTTCAGAGTTAGAAACTATAACTGTTGACTATGCTGAACTTGATAGAGAAACATATCAAGATGATGAAATAGAATATATACAAGAGGAGGTGTTAGATGTCACATAATGGTAATGAAGAACTAAAAGAACAAGCCTTTAATGATGTAGTAGAACAATACATAGAGCAAGGCTACACAGAAGAAGAAGCCATAGCTTTAGCTAATAAGTTTGCTGAAGACAACTCAGACTTCTGGCAGGATAAAGAACCATTAAGTTATGATGGATATGAACAAGAAGATTTATCAGACATGGATAGAGAGGAGCCTTGCATATGAGTAAAGAAAAAGAACTAAAAGAAAGATTAATTAAATTAGATAATGAATACGAATGTAGTATTGCTTCAGGTACACATAGAGAACCTGATGAAATATCTGATGATGCGTATAAAGTTATCAATAAATTAATTGCTGATGAAAGTATCACAGATATAAAGAGTGTAGATGATGCTCACGATTATGTAGATTGGTACAAAGAAAGACATTAAACATAACAATGGAGAAAATATGAAGAACTTATTTGGAAAATCAAGAACAGTAGACAACCCTTATGCTACCTATAGACTAGGTAACTTTGAGTGGAGAATATTAAAAACATATCAAAGAAAAGATAAAGAAGATGCCAACCAATATTCAAGGTGGTTTACTGCCTGTAAATCCCCTTACACTTATGATAGTTGGGAGTATGGAGATGCTTATATCAATGAGATTATGAGTGTAAATCCTGTGCTTGTAGATGCTACTGATGAGTGGAAAGAAACTTACAAAGGATAATATATGAAAAAATATATACACATAAACCAACACGTTATTAAATCTAATCACAAGAATAATAAAAGAGAACCTGTGATTACTGTGAAGACATACAATAGTAATACCTATGGACATCAGGTACAGATA